TAACGTCGAAGTGGTCGATAAACACCCACTCGCCGTTAACAAGAGAACCAATCGTCACCACGCCGTTATCTTTGAAATCGAAACCGGGTATATCTACCGGCACAACAAATTCATTTTTAACGCTATCAAAAGTTACGCTTGGAGGCGCAATATTAGTTATCGCTCCGTTAGGCTCGTAGCTAACGTCAAAGTGGTCGATAAACACCCACTCGCCGCCAACAAGTGAACAAAGCATCGCCACACTGTTATCTTTGAAAGTAAAAGAATCCACGCCATCTGGAATGTCGAATGCAATTTTAAAAGTTACGCCAACGGTCAAATCCGTTATCGCTCCGTTAGGCTCGTAGCTCACATATACCTCTTCTATCTCTGGTTGATAAGCACCCGCACCAATTGGCTGTCCAGTGCTAATAATAAAATTTGCCATATTACAAATATTTTAAAATGTTGTTATTATTTGAAATTTCTTCCTCTTTTTTTTCTTCTATTTCTATTTTAGTATTTCTAAACTTCGCAGCTCTATCCGACGGAATGCTCACCAAATCGATATTCGCCAAAAAGCCGTTTGTAACCTCAATACCCTCATCCGTCCACATATAATCTTCAAACCACCCTTCCGTGGATAATCCCTGTAAAATCCCTTCCTTAATCGCAGGTATAGTGTAGTCAACGTTATCCTTAATTGATTTTGGCAATCTTAATTTTGCCGTCATGTTCTCGGCGTTTGTTTTAATAACTTCAAACACGCCAACCTTCCTGCCGTTCCATTGATGCTCTATTCCGCAAACAACGTTAAGACTATCGCCGTAAAAGTCTTTTAAACATTTATCAAACGAACGTGGCAACCACTTCTGGTTGTTCTCATTATACACGTTAAATGTCGTCGCCGTACATTCAATGACAAAGTTGTCGCTATCTTCGGTGTAAACAAGTTCCTTTGTCGATTCCTTTAATAAAAAATTTGCGTATAGTTTTTTCATTTCGTTTCAATATTTATTTCGTTCTCAATCTTAAAATCTAAGTCCTCTGATGGAATTAGTAAATTTTTATTCTTTCTGATTAACTCACGCCCGAGCTCCAGATTAGTCTCGCCAAACGCCTTAATCGTGGTGTCGTAAAATTTAGCCCGTGCCTCTGCTTGATTTTCATACGTCATATTGCCGCCGCTATTTATCAAAATATACGGAACTCCTACAATGTTACAAGCTAATTTTATCTTGCTCTCAACTCTTCCGGCAAGGTCTAACGACTGCAACGGCAAGTCTATTTTTAAATATCGTAACCCCTGATTGCTTGCCAAGATTCCGAAAAAGTCAGTTCCGCGACTGTTTAACTTTTGTTCGACTTTCTGTATCTCGGTGTTGCTCACGTTCTCCTGTCGCTCCTTGCAAACGATTCCTAACAAGCCTAAATTCTTTGACACTTGAGCATCCCTCTGCAATATTTCTGCAATATCGTCAATGTAAGCCTTCAATAATGATTTTAATGAATAACCTGTTAATACCATCTCGTCGGCTAATACATAAGCGAAGTTATTTAAAATAAAGTCGTCGTCTTTCCGCTGTACTCGCGGCTTCCTGTCAATCACAACCTCATTATTCTTCATGTCGACTGCCAACACGCCGTATTCATATATAGACAAAAACGATTTCTTGTAATTAATATTGAGATATGAAGCGATGCGTTCAACTTCAAGATTGTTGCTTTTTGAAAAAAAAACGATTTTCTTAATCCCGCTGAGTATTTCACGCATGAATAATAACTCGATGCTCGAATGGTAGCGCCGCCCGGAAACCTTTCCGAGAAAGTCTAAAACGGATAACTCCGATAAGCTGCCGCTATCAGATACAACCGTTTTTCCTGTTTTTAACGTTAATTCCATTCTTTACTTTATATTTTGACGACAAATATACATCTTTATTTTTACAAATAATTTGTTTTTATAAAATTTGTTAACACCAATTATCTGAACGACACTTCTTCGTAATAACATTTGGTTATATTTTGAAGACTATGCCATCTATCAAAGTGCTTTTCAATGTGTTCATCCGCTATCCACTTCATTCCAAATTTATTGGTTTCAAACTGTTCATAGTGCTTTTTCCACTTTTCCAAAATACGGTTAAACTTTGTAACGTATTTTGTAGCAGTTGACTTCTTGTTTGTAACAAAAATAACAGCACTATAATAATCGTCATAAGACCCACCGTAATATCTGACTAAGTAATAACTGGTGCTAACATCGGGTATAACCAATGTAGGTTTTTTTACTGTTTGTAAGTTATTTGCTTCGTTCATTCTGTATCGTATTTTAAAAGTTTTGTACTCGTAACCCTAAACTGTCATACTTGCAGCCGTTAAACCGCCTACGACAAACACCTCTTTATCTTCAAACGCTCCTTATTCTTCGCATACCAATCCTTATAATAATTCTTATTTTTAGAAATCCAAATTTCGCGTATCTCTTTCTTTGTCAAACCGGATGCCTTCCTGCCTCTTTTCATGTTACTTATATTTTAAAATTTGTAATGCCGTGTTCATGCAGTCGATATTATCGTCGTGCTCGCACTTTTCTGAGAAGTCAAACACCTGTTCAAAGAACGAATCACTCGCCGCCGTATCATTAAATATACACTCATTTGTGAATAAGTCGTAATTCGCCGTTATCCGCTCAAACTTGTTGCCGTTATTCGTATATGACGATACCGCGAAATTCATGCTGTCGCAATATTCAAAGAAGTCAATGCCAATTATACCGTTAGTCTCGACAAATACCTCCGCACCCGTTTCCTGCTGCCACCTCCACAATACCTCCGCAACCTCCCTTTTGCTGCCAACATTCACGGAAAAGTACCGCAGGAAATAATACTTGCCATTCCTTTTGCACGCCATACACGCGGCGAAGTAGTCAGCACCTCGCAAGCTCGACGGGTCGGCAACTATTATCTTTTCACAGTCTTCAAAATCCGCCTCGTTAAGTCGCTGCCGCGGCATGTTTGAACTCGTGAAAATCCTCCCCGTTATCCGAGAATAATTCCCCAAAATCTGTTGTTCATAACGCACTCGCTCGGGTGTGCCCGCCGGTGCATTCTCGCCCTTTCTCCGTATCTCTTCAAATTCTTGAACCTGTGCAGTCGTCAAATATATGTTATCAGCGTATGATGTTATTAATGTATTAGATTCGTTTTGCAACTCCGAACCCCAGAAATTCTGCGTAGGGTTGTGGTCGCAGACGATTTGCTTTGTAACCCCCAAAATCAACGTTTCATAAATTTCAGTAGGTAACCCGTCGCCCTCGTTTATCCACAACCATTTTGCTTTTGTTCCCTTTGCCTCCTGGACCGTCGAGAAAATACGAAACCTAAAAAGCCCTCCGAACCAGTGCGCCCGATACTCACCTTTTTTTTGCCTGTACTCCGGCTCGATTCCAAACACTTCCGCAAAGTCATTCATCAGCGTACCTAATGCCGAGTGGCTCGGTGCAGTCACCAACACATCACCACCGCTGCCTTTCTCAAAATTATGCGCGAACTTGTAAAATATTGCGAACGTCTTCCCGGAACGCCTGCCACCTCTCAAAAATATAATGCGTTCGTTTGACGTTCGTTTGAAAAAGTCAAGGAATTTATTCGATATTTTCATTTGACAAGATTAATTTAGGATACGTTTCGTTGTATTTGATTTTATGATGTATTCGACCGACTGTTCTTTTTTGAGAGGCAAGCGTAACGGCTCCCGGCAACTCCATAACGGACGGATATCTTGCATTGAAAAAGTTATTGTCGTAAATTTCATTCATTCCAATTCCGATTGCCTTATCATTTGCCGCCTCCTGTTGTAATGAAACCATCGGCAATGTTATGCTATATTTATTGTTTTTTGTTTGCCTTAAATACATACAAACATCATTTTGTGTCGCTGCTAAAAAATAATCAGCGTTTTCCGTCTTCGCATAAAACCAATTCATCGCCTTGCGCTGCATGCTTCGCGTTGACTTTTTGTCAAAACCTCCCACAAAATCGCCGTTTTGAGAAAAACAAATATATCCGAGTCTGTTATCGCTATCTAAGCAATTGACAATTAATTCGTGCACGTAGTCCGACAACGTTGGATATATCGCTCGATTACTATATTTTAACGTAACGTAATGATAATCGTCATCCAACATCGCGAAGTATTTAATCCGATTTTTCTTGCAGTAGTCAATAACGAATTTCCTCGCAAACGTTGGGGATTTCTTCCACCGCTCCCCGATTTTTTGAAAGTAGCAATCGTAGTCAAAATAATCTGCTTTATCGAAATAGATATCATTTCCAAACGTATGCCCGGAATCATCGTCCGTCGAATGAACAATGAAAATATCTTCGCGTTTAATTCCACATTTTAGCAACGTCGAAATCGTCGGCAATTTTGGTCGTTTGTATGTCAATACAAAATATTTCATTTCTTTTCCTTATATTGCTTATAAAATTCTGCCGATAGCTTAACGAGGTTATGTTTCAACGCCGTCGGAACTGACGGTATAACGAGGCTGAGTCTCTCAATTAATTCGGCCTCTATTAAGTTATTACAATTGGCGTAATACTCTGCAAGTAACGAAAAATTACATACAACAAGCCTGTCTGCAAGACGTTTGTATATTTCTTTTTTTTCTTTTGATATGTCTAAGTTCTCAATTTCGCACCTTAATGCATCAGCTTTTGACGTGTCGATACAGTCTATTAAGTTCGTTTTTAACCCCGAAGGCTCGTAAAACATATTCTTAATGAAAGCTTCTGTCGTTTCGTCCAATTCGCTTTTTTTAGCAACAAGGTCGAAATTAAAATCAAAGCTATTTAAAAGTTCGCTCGAGAAGTTTAATAATAAATCGACGTCCCATTTCCCCTCGTTTACGTTATCCAAGAGCATATATTTGTCGAATAAATCATCGCTTAAATTTTCAAACGCAAATATTGGAACCTCTTTCATTCCTAATTGTTTTGCAGCCTCAAGCCGTTGATGCCCGCCAATTATTACATAATCGTCCCCAACATGATTGACGAGTATCGGCCGAGCTTCAAAGAAATTAGGATTTTCTGAAATGCTTTTTTTTAACCGCTCGATTGCTGCTTTAGTTATCTTTCGAGGGTTCTTTCCGCTATTTTTTAATTTCTCTATTGCTATTTTCATAAGTCCTCAGCAACCTGTTTAACCTCAACAATTACTCGCGTGTCAGGCGTAGCATACATCCCCGCGTACTTCGCCGCGAATAATTTTACCAATTCCGGTTTGCAATTTTCTATCTTGCCTGCCGCAGCCGCCATCGTGAAGTTTTCATAATAAATCTTCAGGCATTGCTTGGCAATCGCGCGTGCTTCCTCGAATTCAGGATGCTGCTTTCCCCAATCGCACAGCCTTGCTTCGACGACTCCAATCCAATCGGCGAACGCTGTGAAGTTCTTTCCCTGTTTGGCAAATTCGACAATTTGCTGACAATACTCTGGTTTATACAAACTTTTCCGTGCCATAATTTAAAATTTTTAGGACAAAGATATATCATTTTTCGATAATTTGCAACATTCTT